AGTTTCTTTAGGATGGAAACCAGATGATTTTCAAATGTCTGTTTTCTCAAAATTAGTCTTTCAAGGAAAAGCAATATGTAAGATTGGAATGGATAGCTGCCTGATCAATCATGTCATAAAATATGTTGAACTCAATGAGCTACAAAAGATGTCTCTTGATACTTGTGAAGGGTCAAGGATGTCAGCATACATTACACCTGATATGAAAATGATGCCGTGTAGCTTTGCAAACAAAGAAAGATGGGCAAGACCAATCAATCGAAAAAACTCAATTGAACACATTTGGAATAAATCCTTAGTGTTCAATCGGTTCAGGAAGATCTTAGAAAAAACACATGATTGTTGCCCGTTAGGATTATAGAAAGGCGAACATGAAAAAATTCAAATTTTTATCAATGGTTCTTCTAGAAGAATGGTATCTAGAAGAACTAAAAAAGTTCAATGACCACAGATTTGATAAAGAGCGATTTTTTGTTTATTTGGGTGAAATACCAAACATGTTAGGTCATTGTGTAGTTGCAGGTCAAAATTCAGGAAAAATTTATGCAGGATATCATATAGAAGATTTTAGACTACCAACTGATGAGGAATTATGAAAATAAAAAGTGACTTTGTAACAAACTCTAGTTCATCATCATTTATTATAATGTGGCCCTTTCCAGTAACAAAGATCGAGCATGTTGCCCAGTTTATTCGTAGACCTGATTTTCAAAAAGCAATATTTGCAGATATTGAAAATCAAGGACATACTTATGCTGGTCCATCTTCAATACCAAAAATAGTCAATGAGTTAATGGAAGGAACTGTTCGTGGTTTAACACATAGTTGGGATCATGCAGAAACTGTTGCTAGAAGAGAGGGAGTTGATAAATGGGACATTCACAGAAATAGAATATGGAGTCTGGAGTGTACTGAAGAAGCCAACATCATTAGAAGAATGCAAGCTATTGAAATGGCTAAATCATTCATAATAGAAAATGGACCGGGCTATGTCTACTTTTTTGAATATGGTGACGAAGGCGGCGGAGTCTATGCTGACCTTGAGCATGAAAATGATTGGGGTGGGTTACCAGGAATCAGAATCAGCCACCATTGAAGAAGGTTACCGAACTCGAAATATCAGGATGACAAACGTTCTTCATCCAGGGGAAGACAGTATGAACATGAATTTAGATGACCCAAATGATTACCGTGAATTAAATACGAGAATCAAAAATTATATTATGGCAGAATTTGTAGCTGTTCCTCCGGACTTTGATCTCAAAAGTCATCTTAGCATGAGAGAACAGGTTGGAATATTTGATATAAAAGATGTTGATTTAAAACAGGTTGAATTAATATCAAGTAGTGTCACATGTTCTCCTGTATTCTGTTCTCTCAATAACGCAATCCTTCATCCAAGATCATGTTTCTTCTTTCTTCAGTTACTGGATGAATTAAATCTCATTCTCAAAAAAATAGATAATCCAGTTAGAAGGGGGAGACAAGAATATAAAAGTTTTGCTGAAAAATGGGAACAAGATCGCCATAATTATGTACATGGTCAAGAAGTATTTAGAATAAGCCTTATAATTATCAATGTAGTTCAATTTATGAATCAAGAGATCATTGATGAAGCATGGAAGGCAATGGAGAGTTTACAACAATATCAAAAAGAAGTGGATTCATTGAATTTTAAATTTGACTGAAAGGATTTCAAATGAAAAGACCGATTTTTGCAGTCATCGCTATCTGGTTATGTTTGGTTCCCTTCGCTTTAGCAGGACCAACCGCAGTTCAGATCGACAGGTTCATGGCCATCGACCGTCTTGGGCCAAACAACTATGACCTTGAAACTCTGAGAATTGATGACCCTGAAAATCCATTTGTTAGCATTTATGTAACACATATTATCGGAACAGGATTTCAATTCTCCGACCCAAGCAACACTTCAATTGCTTGTCGTCTTACGGGTGATATACCAGTGGACAAAGATGGCAATCAAATCATCAACAAATCAACCAATCATGATATTGCCCATTTCAGCAAATCAATTGGGACAAAGGAGATGAAAATCTCCAGAACTTACGACAAAGTGAAAAATGTTCTCATCTATAATGTCTACACCACGAAATTATTTGATGGGTCCATGAAGCATTCACTTTCGGTTGTACCGCTCGGAAAACCCCTTTCTCCCTAATAATGCCGACGAAAAATTAGCCACCCAAGATAACTCAAGGGTGGCTAATTTTTTTGCTTAGATTAAACGATGAAGAAGTTCAGTTCAATCTGTTCAACAGTTCTGGTTGGTTCTAGAGTTACGTCTACGTGGAATCTCTTAGTACGTCTCTCGTAGTCTGTTGCACCAACTGAAACTGAGTAGTTTGTAAGACCACGTTTCTTTTTGATCTCTTCAAGGAATTCAACCAATCTACTTGAAACCTGTGCCCAAGTAATTGGATCATTCTGTTCAAAGATGAAGAAACGACAGAAGTCTTCAAATGCTCTCTTGATGTATAGAACAAGTCTTACAATGTTCAAATCTTGAAGAGCACTTGCTCTGGCTTGAGATGTCAACTGACCCCAAACAACATAACCAGGATTGAATTTCACAATCGGGTTTAGTTGTTTAAAGTATAGCTGATCTCTCTCGCCAAGACGAGGATTGTAACGAAGTTCCTTAATTGTATCAATTGCTGCTCTATTGAAACCAGCAGCTGCAAACCAAAGTTCAGCTACAGTATCGTTTCTTGGTAGAATGTAGGACATGTGGTAGATTGGTGAGAACCAAACATCTTGTCCTGTAAATGAATCGAAAACTTTATTATATGATTCGTACAATGCAACAAAGTAATTGTTAAATGTGTTAGTATTATTTCTTGTTGCAAGAGCAAGATTAACTGTTGCATTGTCACCGTTATCCATGATACCAACACAGTCACGTCTGGTTTGACATAATGTGCTGATAGCTGTCTTAACATCTGATGGATAACCACAATCGAAAACCATTGAGAAGTAAACATTTTCATTATCAAGAACTGTATCGTCAATGATACCACTGTACGCTTGATTTAGAAGTGTTGTTGCTTCAGTTTGATCTAGAGTTCCATCAGCCTGTAGAAGATCGCCATCACTTCCTTTTCTTAGTGGTACAGGATCAGATGATGCAAAGGCTGATGCAAGGTTAGCATAACCTTTCTTGATACGATATTCCATATCAGTAGTTGGATCAAAATCTGCTGTATTTCCATTCCATGCTTGAGTTGATAATGATTTCTCTGCAAACACAGTGATAGTATCATCATCAAAACCTGCTGCTGGTCCACACCAGCCCCAAATTTCATTTCCTCTAGCATCTTTTACAACAATAATATAATCTCCACTGCCAGCACCTTCCCATTCAGAGAAGTCCTGCTTGATATCTGTAAGATCAGCAGCACCAGGTGTAATTGTTGCAGTAATATTTGTATCAATGTCTTTGTCATATACTCTGACAACTTCATCATAACCAGCAGAAAATCTATCTGTATCTTCATCAATATATGCTTCTGCTCTCAATACTGATGAATATGTATTCAAGACATCAACAATCCAGATTGATTCTCCAGCGCTATCTTGTGCTGTTTTTAAGAATGACACATCAAATGATTCTATAATCGCATCATCCCCATCTGATTGTCTTTCATAGATGTCAAGAATATACTGATCCCAGAGGGTTGGATTAGCAACCTCCGTTAATCTTATACCAAGTCTGTTATACCATTGTCCTCTTCCGATTGGATATAAGAAACACACTGGAAATGCAGTGCCATCTTGTTGTAAATTTGATTGCAATTCATCTGTATCGTTCATACCTTCAACAAATGTAATTTGCATACCTGCGGTTGAGTCGCCAGCCTGTACTGTTGCATCAATTCTCATATTTGCATAAGTAGCATTATCAGGTAATACTCTCATGAAATATAGAGAACCAGATTCTCCTAAATAGTTGTAAGCACAGTATGGGCCTTGGCCATAATACTTTCCATAAGTCGCAATATTTGGTTCACCAAATTCGGAAATCAAATCAGCTCTTGATCCGATAAATTTGAGAGTGTTGTCTTCTCCTTTTTCAGTCAGAGCTGCAATAAATCCGATTGTTGATGGAACCGCTTGGACGAATTGAGATAAATCTATTATTTTTGAAAAAACTCCAGGCGAGACATTTGCTGCCATTAGCGTATCCTCCTACTTAAAATATTTTGTCGATTATCTATGCTTAAATTTCTTTCAACCTGTAATACTAATCTCCTTGAAAATTTTTCATTTTTTAATATTTCTCTATTTATTGTTTTTAGATACGCTTTCCAAAAATCTCTATTACCATTTGTTGTTGCATGGCAAGGTATACATAGATAGATCAAATTTCTTCTTCTATTGTCTTTTTTTACATAATTTATATGATGTAAATTCTTCCTTTTTTCTAATTTACAAAAACATATTGGACAAAAATCATATTGTTCTTTTAGAATCTTTTTTCTTAAGTTAAGATCATAAAATCTAAAATTATACTGATCAGCATCCTGAAATGAACAAGAAGGTTCTTTCTTCTTAACATCCCTTAAATATTTCGCTTTTTCTAATCCAAAAATCTCCTCATATGTTTTCCCTTTTCTTTTTAAACTAAGTAAAAATCTAGTTTCTGATGTATGGTGTTTTCCAAAAAATGAGTTTTTATCACCACAAAAATTATTATGAAATATATCTGAAAGCTTTTTCTTTAACAAATTCGCTTTTTCAACTCCATGAATTTCTTCGTATTTTTTTCCTCTATTTGGATTACCATTATTTTTAGACATCCAATGATTTTTTCCTGATGTCTTAGAAACTCTTTTTTTAATGATACTATGATCTTTACTTTGACATTTTATCGAGCAATAATCATGATATCCCTGGTTTATGTTTATATAATTCGTGACCTTATTACAAATCAAACAAAAACCTTCATGTTTTAACTTCAAATAATTATCATAATATTCTTTACTTTTAAGATTATGCTGATAAAAAACATGCTTTTGTAAACTTCTAAAATTCTTAACAGTTTGATTACAGATTAAACATTTCATTATACATACAAGAACCATGAAAAAATTAATCGTCTATCTTCCGTTTTTACAATGGATGGGAAGGTCACCCTTGAGAAAATAACAAATGGTCCTCCAAAGCCACCAACTGTACTTGTAGAAGCATATAAACCAGCTTCGCTTATTTGAGTGCCATTTGCGTAACTAGCGGCAACGGTTGTGGTAACTTTTAGAACTAACCATTTATCATCATTTAAAGCGTCCTGTTCAAACTCAATTGAATCAAAGGGGATTTTGTAAAAACCAGCTACAGGGGAGCTTCTATAATCTGCTGCAACCGAAGTAGCATCAGTAATCATAATTGGATTGTTCAGTTCAGTATCTAAAAGAGTTGGTGGGGCTGGGTTTAAAGGATTTCCTGGAATAACACCGCCATCGCCCAAACCGAACCAACTTAAAAATTGATCCTTGGTTGAGGAAACATTTGGATTGTCAATATTTACAAATCTTTGAGCTAACCATTCACGTCCAATATAAAGAACTAAATTTGATTTCCCCACTAATTTTTTGTTGCCAGATTCATCCACCTCATAAATCTCAACGAACCCTTCTGGCTTCCCATCGTTGGCTCTTCTACCAGAACCAAACTGATCGTTTAAACAATTGTCACCATAAACATCCTTAGCAACAACTTCTATTGTCTCAATTTTCTTTTCCATAAGTGATTTCCTTTTTATGACGGTGAACATACTTTATATTTTGTTCTTAGAATGTGGAAGGTTTGGATCTGAAATCGACGTAAAAAAGAGGGCGTTAGCAAACATGAGCTACCGAATGTCAATGCTATACTAACGCCCTCGCATAAAACCCCACACGATTTTATTTCATTATTCTAGATATGTCCCACAATTAGGACAATATTTAAAAGATGATTTAGATTTTGTTCCACAAGTTTTACATTCTAGTTTTGTTTGAACAGTTACAGGAGCAGTTACTTGAGCTTGGTTTTCTGTAATTCCCTTCAATTGAATTGTAATGACTTTAGATTGTTCAAGTGCCCCAATAGAAGCATAGCGAAATTCCTGGTTACATTCTGACCCTTTAACTGTAATTCCTTCATCAGATAATGGCTGTGATTCAACACCAAGAGATTCAACTTGAACCATATTTGAACTTTGAGTGTTTCCAGCACATCCAACAATATCAGATGCATTATTTGAAAATACAGATCTTACATTATCTGCTGAACCATATTTTGCAGATGAATTACCATTAAACCAATCGTTATAATTCCAGTGGTGATATATATGTTCATTTCTATGATGATGGTGATGGTGATGATGTTCTGTAAGAATTGTTTTGATTGTTTCAACTTCTTTTTCAAAAGCAAATTCAACACGAACTAATCCATCATCAACTCTATCACCTCTATGGTCTTGAATCTGTTTTGTCTTGTGAATAAACTTAAATCTGTTTCTTGCAACATTCCCACTAAGAAATCCTTGAAGTTCTGTTGTTTCATTTGAACCTAAAATCAACGAACTGTAATCAAGAGCGTCTTGGCCATCAACGTGAACTTTGACAGAAGCTCGTCTTGAATTTAGATTTTTTAGAAGGATTGAATACTCACTTCCGAAAGGTAGGTGAACAGCACCATCTCTAACTCTCAGGATTTTACCGTTACATTTTACTTCTACTACGAAATTGTCTTTGTATGTCATGATAGTTTCTCCTTTACAGGTCATCGACTAAGACCTCAATTTTTTTTAGTTTAAAGTCGATTGGTACTATCGTGTGGCGTTTCATTTAATTTGTTCTTATTTAATAACCATATCTCCTATGTAATATTGCCAGATACCAACTTTCATTCCATTCTCTATCTGCATTAGCTCTTCCATTACAACTTAAACAAAGAGTTATTAAATTCTTATGAGAACAGTCCTTTTTATTATAATTGATATGATGTAATGTTAGACGACATGAAATATTTTGACAATCAGGATTTAAACATTTATATCCATCTCGTTTCTTTATTGATTCTTTATAGTCTTTGTCTTGCCACACATCACAATATGGTTCACATGAAAGACCGCCTTTCCATGCTGGATGAGTATCTCCTTGACAGTTTTTCATCATCCATTTACTATGTTTAGGTCGTTTCTTTCCCTTCCAAAAACAAGTTCGTCCTTTATTTCCTTCGCTTACTTTTTGATTTGTTTCTTTTGCTCTTTTCTTCCCATTCCAATAGTGACCTTTTATATACGAAGGTGTCCCACGATGTTTATGCCACGGTTTAATTTCTATTGGTTGCCCACAACCACATTTACACAATCTCATATTTATTTGTTCTCATTTTTTAAATGATATTCTATATATATTAATTAGTGATAGAAGAAAACTTTGGCGAAGGGAATCTATTTTTTTATTATAAAGTGGGGGAGGAGGGTATGAGCGATAAAGAAAAGATATTATGGAATTTCATGCTTTCATCATGTTTGGCAGGTTTGTATATCGGAGCTGCTATAGTAGTAGGTATAGTAACATTCATTAATTTCAATGTAAAAATGTTAGTACTTACAGCAATTTTAATTTTAGTTGGCTATACTCTTGGATTCAATGCTGATAAACAATTTCGAATACTACGAACTATATTAACTAAAGAGAGGTAATTATGCTATACTGTGATAGTTGTGCAAAGACAAGGGAATACAGGATTCATTCAAACGAGGATAAGGTGAAGGGATCTTGTGATATTTGTCACAAGTATGCAGGCCCTTGTAACTTTATCCCAGATGAAGATCTAGAATTCAACAACATTACTTCCGAACCTGTATCTATCGCAGGATTCACTGTTCAAGAGATCAAAGGTTTTCCGATTGGTCAAAGAACTGACATGATTGATCCTGGCATTCCACATAAGATCGTCGGGGACAAGAAGGTGATGTTCATGCGGAAAAACTCTGTTGTTCTGGCAGACATGAATTCTGGAAAGAGAGTGGAAGTCTTATTTTAGGAGAAGCATATGCTGGTGGAGGATACCGAGCAGGTTGCGTTTGGCCCTTGTCCCAGTAATGGCAACCCTTCTCCTAAGCCGGGGTAGCTTAACGGTAGAGCAGCTAGGGTCCGCTCTAGGTCGATGGGGTGTTCGAATCCCCCTCCCGGCAAAACCAATTTGCCAGCAGTTAGGCAACGTCATGAAGGCCGTTCGCAGCGGATAGTGAAACGCTCTGCAAACCTGTTGGTGCTGGGGGTATTGTGATGATCACACTTTACCCCTAGCATTTTTTTTCTAAATTGTAACGGGTGGTCCCCCGCCTGTGCCTGGTTTATAATTTCTTTCCATAATATTTACCATTGAACATAAAAGATCCTTCAATAATAATGATTGTATATAGATTAAAGAAACCTGTTGCTGGAAGATATTCTACAATACCAAAACCATTAATCCAAAAATTTGGAGCATTCTTGTGATAATCTGGTTTGATATTACATAAACATGGAAGCGAGGTAGCAGTATGATAACCCTTTCTATCAACAGGAGAAACCTTTGCATACATTTGAGGGTTATGAACATGTGAATAAACAACATTGCCTTCAAAAGCCTCAAGTGTTTTTGCTGCATGATACTTATTCCAATAGTATCCATGAATAACACTCAGTTTTCCAACCTTATGGATTTCATTGAATGGAACAATTTTATAACCACGATCTATAAGATTCAAATGTCTTTCAATGTCAACGAATCCAGCTAACTCTGGATGTTCTTGAGCATATAATGTTAATCTGTATTCATGATTGCCAATCATGAATGTTCTTTTTATTTCTGGAGATGTAATGTTTTCATGGTTCAATAATACAGATTCATTAAATCCATCAAAATCATCTAAAAGTCTTTGGCCTTCTTTTAAAAGAGGTTTTCTTTTATTCCAAAATGAAATACAATCTAAAGAAATTTGATCACCCATATAAACAAGTTCGTCTGGTTCATAATCAATGATAAACTCATCGACTGCATCCATAACTCTCTGTTCATAATGTGGGTAGTGAATATCAGGAAGGATTACTACTTTTTGAATTTGAAAGGGGTCTTGATTTTCTTGTGCTGTTTTTGCTTGACATCTTGCTACATAAGAACCTGCATATGCTCTAACTGTTCTTTCAGAACATCCGACAATTTTAGCAATTTCTTTGTTAGTTAATAGGGTTGTATCTGCTAGCTTCTGAATCTCATTCTTGTATGCTGACATATACTATCTCCATAAAATGAATTAGCTGCCTTTATTTTTTTGTTCTAAAAAAGTAAGGTTGTATGCTTAAAATCTATAAGTATATTAACTGTTTATTAGTTTTAAACGCAGGATATAGTTGGAATCTTAGGTGGGGTTAGATAATTATTCTATCACCATTTTCTTGTAATAGATAATCTCCATTTTCTTGAAGCAGATAAGATAGTTGGTAGATAACTTCAATTTGAACTAAATCAAAACCGTGTGTGCAATCAAATCGTCCTTGTGTATCTTCTACAGCTATATATAGTGGAACCCCTGTATTTACATAAACATATGCGGTTCCATCCCATTGACGTTCTTGAACATATGATGTTCCGTCCCATGCCAAAACACCATCAAAGTTTTCGAAGCCACCTGATTGATAATATTGAGAAAATGGTACAGCAGTAGAATCAATAATAAGAGAAGTAGAGTCAACTGGGGTTTCAATTATTTCTGAGGTTACAATAACTTCACTTATGGCTGTCATATCATTGCCATAAAATGAAGGACATCTCATAGAATCATAAATTGAATCTTGAATTTCAATAAACAATTCTTGAGGTAAATCAGTAACAGCACCAATATCATGCCATGAACCACAGTCGTATGTTTCACGGCTATAAAAGTAATTAGTTGCTGTTGCATCTAAACATACAGGAGTTGTAGAATCAATCCCTTGTTCTGTGCAACACGGAATACTATCTCCTGTAATAAAATCATGAACATCAATATTTGCATCAAAAGAGAAACTATCTTCAACAATAATAGAGTTGAACAATCTATTGGTAAATTGAATTGTTTCAAGAGGAACAATTCTAGCTCTGTATGGTTTGAAAAATTCAATTACATCCTTCAGATTTCCAAATAGAGATTCAAGACCAAATAAGATATAACTCATATTAATGAAGCCATAACTTATATTGTTTCTTACCCATTCACCAAGATCATTTAAAAGTGAACCAAGAACTGAAATATTATCAGTCGCAAGGTTATCAAGAGCTGTTTTTACTGATGGATGTAATATTGCAAGATAGTCTCCGCCATCTTCATGAGACTGTAGAAAATTGAGACTGATTACTCTACTAAACAAATCAAGATATTGAATCCAGTTAGCTTTCTGTTGAGCACGACTTGTTAATTTTTGTTCAGTTAAAGTTCTGAACTCATCAATAATATCAGCAGCAACTGTATTAGTTCCATCATAACATATAAAACGACTCGCAGGAGCACCTACTGTGAACTCCTTATTGAACGTATATATGGTTGAAAGATATAGAGTTAATACTGATACAGTCTCTCCAAGAATTGATATTACAGCGTTTTGTGGAAGTACTGCAATTGTTCCTTCATCAGGTTGCCCGGCATTATCCCAAGTAGTATATTGATTTTGAATCTGCCTTGTTAAAATACCAGTTGCAGCATCTGTAGCTTCTTCATCAAACAAGGGTTTAACTGCAAAGTATGGAGATTGTGAAGGAAAATTAATTTTATTTAAATTATATAGTTGTCTAATTTGACTTTCAGTTTGTAACCAATGGGGATCTCTGTCAGTAAGAAAATTGAATGCTAAATAAATAGGAGTAAGATCACCAGTCGTACCTGCTGCAACCCTACCTTTAAAAATTAGATCAGTCGAATCTTTTAAAACACGATCATCAAATTGAAGCTGTAGTTCATAAATATCAACATCTGTTATTCCATAATATTGAAGAACATCAACTAGACCTTGTGGAGTACCTTTCCTTTTATAAAGGTTTACAAGATCTAAAAAGAAATTTACCTTATTTAAAGGGGCTTCGTTTGTTACAGGATTTCTAAGTGATGATGAATAGTTATACCCAAAACTTCTAAACAACTCATCTAATTGATCATTTGGCATCTGATAGACATCAGATATATTTGATTGAAATGTAGTCAAAGTCCTATGAGAGGCATACCAATCTCTAAAGAATCTTCTTAATCTTTGCCAATCGGGAGTGTTATAGGAAATCTGGTCAATTACTAATTCAATAAATCTATTAGCTGAAGCTTGCTCATTCTTTGCAATAGCTTTCACAGCTTCGGTAAGATCACCAGTACCACTTTGAATCTCTTCAAGGATCTCCCAAAATTTATTAATATTATACGCCATCGTATCTCCCTTTAAGTACAGTTATAAAGCAAATCTGGTTTACGTTCTATCATAAAACAGAAATATTGATCAATTAGATAGGACTCATAGCACGTTTCTAAAAGTCCTCCAGATGAAACCAAAGAATTATTATTATACGGTTGAAACACATTATATCTTTTCAACATCAAATACAGATAGATCATTTTAGATAACTCTGTTGAAAGACTATTCAATGATGCATAAAGAATAAAAACTCCAGCAGTTGAATCTCCAACAAACTGAACCGCAGTTGAATCTATAATCGTTAGAGCAGTTGAATCGTAATTTCTATATGCAAGAAGAGCATCTAAAGTTGCAAAGTCATCAGCTTGTAAATTGAAAACATTAGAACCATTCGGATCAAGAACAAGATATTGTGATGAACCGGGATATATCTGTAAACGCATAAACACTTGCCTTGGAATACACAAAGGATTTGTTTGTTGGGTGTATCGATATTCATAATCTTTATGCGAATAGGAGTCATTAAAAAGCATATCGATAAATGAATTTTCACCAAGGTATAACGGCGGAATATCTACAGGAGGGGGAACTCGATATTTATTGACTTTCGAGTTTATAACGAAATGGTTGAACCAGTGTTGTAATTCTGGAACAAGTGAATATGATGTTAAAACTGTAGCCATTCATTACTCCCTCACGTCTGTTTGAATTAAATCAGCAGTACTCATCATATCTAACATATGAAGAAAGAAGGTTTCTGGGTTATAATCTTTAAAGGAAAATTTCTGGCGTTTTGGAACATCAGTACTCCATCTTCCAGAATGAAATCTTATCGCTTCTTCTAATACAAAAAATTGTTCCTCTGTCATTATCTTTTGAAATGTTTCTTTGTTTTCAGATACCATATCTGCTGCTTTTTTATCATGTTGGTAATCAGTATGTTTTCTAGTACCGTGCGGACCATATTTTAATGCATCATGGAGAACAACAGCAAATAACATTTTATCTGCATCAGGAGTTTTTGCTTTTATGTCAAACATCCTGAATAACTTGACAGTTGAATATGCTAAATGATAAATGTGTTCCCCTTGGTTTGGAACATCTCCATTTAGTTTTTTGTGATATTTTCCTGTTGATGAAGTTGGTTTGCTCCAAGCATCAGGTAAGATTTTATCAATACCTTTCCATAAAGCAAATCCTTTTTCTGTCATATTAGTTTCTAATAACTCAATAACCTTCTCTTTAAAATCCATGTACTTCCCTTTCTATTAAGGATCTGGTAAAACTTGAAAAGCGGGACTTAATTTTTTAAATGCTCTTTTTTGGTCAGGTGTTAAAGTTAAATAGTACTCAAATACTTCTTTTGTTACAACAGGTTGAGGTGTAGATGTTGGAGATTGCTGTGTTTGAGCAGGGCGTTGCATTTGTAGATTCTGAATAGTCTCCAATGTTCTCTGTTGAGTCCTTTGAAGATCCTCAAATTTTTTAGCATCTTCTTCTCTTTTACGTTCAGCTTCAGCTTTGTTTTGTTCAATTAATGTTTGTTGATTTTTCAACATTAATTGAAGTGTCTGGTTATCTACTTTGTGTTTAAGTTCTTCTGTCATCCCATTGTATATTATACCAATTGGACCCAAGACAAACATACCAATCATCGTTAGAACAACTGCAACAGTTGCAATTGGCTGTCTTACATAAAAAGGTTTTGGTTTTTCAGGTTCTTTTCTCCTAAATATCAACATCGCCAGCTCCCCCTGGTTTTGGTTTAATACCAGGTTTGCCTGAAGGACTTGATGAAGTTCTGCTATCTCTTGCATCTTTCTGTTGTAAATATTTAGACATTGTTCTGTCGCCAAACCACCACGTTACAGCAGAAACTGCCAAGAAAATCATTGTTGATGTCACCTGATTAAAAATACCAACTGCTTGTGTTGCTGTCATTGCATCTAAACCAGCTTGTTGCATTATCTGCCATGCAAGATATGTAATGTAGCTTGAAGATGCAACAAGATAAATAGTTAATGATGGTCTCATTGCAGCATTCAGCCAATCTACTAATGCAAATGCTGCAGCAATAAATGTTCCTATTAAATTATAAATCCACCCAGTCCATTTTTTAGTTCTTCCTGCTTCCATTAACATATCAATCCATTTTTCATGGAATAGTTTTTGATTGCCAACTTCCTGTGATGTATCGAAAGCAGCTGCATCTGCTAATTCAACTTCACCTTCAATTCTAGACTTTGTTACTTCAATCTGCATTTGAGCTTCTTGAACCATAGCCTGACTTTCCAGTTTGACCATGTTCTCTTTATGCTCATTTTCCATTTTGGCATTCTTATATTTAAACCAGGTTGTGAATGCATTACCAATCAACCCAGTTACTCCACCGAGTATAACATCCCATCCGATCATTCTTCTACCTCCCGTATTTAAAACGATTCTTGAATTCTTAACTTGAATGGTTGATAATCCATTTCTTCCATAAATGCTCGAACTGTTATTCTTGAATTTAAAACTGCAACCTATCCTCCAAGAAAACCACTTTCTTTACCCAAAAGAATACAACCCATAACATGGCTTTTATATCCTTTTGAAACATCTCCAGTATAATTTCCGGAATGAATAAGTATATATGTCCTATTTGGAACTTGTCTTACCCAATAAATTCGACCATATTTATTTGAAAGTCTCATTTCAACATCATATTCACCGGGAGGAATACAAGATATCTGCTTCTGATTATCACGCCAGGGTAATTCAAGAGTTCTACAATCGTAATTCCCAGAAACAAGAATCCCTTCTGTTCCTTGATCGCTTCTCCTTAATCGGAATATGTCTGCACGTCTCATTATTCATTTCTCTCTATTTACGCCTTAATTTATTTGGTAATTTTTTTGCACCATTATTTCTTATTTGTGTTTTACGTCTAAGTCTTCAGATTAATCTAATACATCCGCGCAATAGGTATCATCACCTCCGGTTATTTAGATTTGAGTAACTTTACTACTTGTCTTAGAACATCTACTGGTTTTGAAGAACCAGCTGCAACTTGTGCTTGTTCATACAGAAGTTTTTGAACAGTTGGATTTTTAGTTCCTGCTCTGGACATGTATTCATACACGCCTTCTTCTGTAATATTGGCAACTTCATCTTTTGTAATTCTTTTTGGTTTTTCTTCTTTTATAACTTTTTCTTTTTTACTTGTTGTAACAGGTTTTTCTTCTTTTACTACTTTTGTTGTTTTTCCCTTCTCAAACATTCCGCCTAGTTTTTCTGCAAGTTTGTTTACAAGTCTTTCAGTCATTTCTTCTTCATTTAATGATCCAGAAGAAACGCTTTCTTTGATTTGTTGATTTTCATCTTTTTCTTCTTCTTCAACTTGCTCAAGCATAACTCCTTGAGATTGGTCGCCAGTTCCGCCCTTAGAAACAAGTTTTGTTTTAAAGGCAGGTGCTGGTTTGAAGTCATCATCAACAATTTTCGCTTCAATCACCAACGGATTTGATAACATGAATGTATCTTGCCATGGTGTTAGATAATGACCATCAGCTACAATCTCAAGTTTAACTTTAACTTCTTCGCCTTCCTTTAACTTTCTTGCAGTAACTGATCTCAGTGGGGGAAGATCAACAGTAATTGATTCATTTCCTACGTGCGCGGGAAACCCATATTCGACGCCATCAATATCAATTCTTAGATGACTTTGAACCTGCTCTGTTTGAACTCCGCCAATCTGGATTTCGAAGTTTAATTGCTTCTCTTGATTGACATTTAACTTTAACATTTTTATTGATCCTCCATATGTTAATTACTACACTATAAATCATCTTTTAATCTTACTGTAATCTTTTCTATTAAATCATCCGTGTCATTTAAAGTTTTCATCTTAACATTGCGAACAAATACTACTGGTTTCACTTGCTCTTGAACATTAGTTCTGTATGGTGGAGCACCGCCTCCCCCATACCTGGTTCCACAACAGGATCTAAACTTACCCATTGTCGCAATGTCAATCATATGAAATCTCCTTTAAATTTTGTTCCAAAAAATTGGTTATGTTACATGTTAAAATAAATCATGTTATAAAGTACTGACTATACCTCCAGCTGAAGTAACTGTAAAACTATTAACTTTAAATGAAGGAGTGTCACTGCCATTTTTAAACAAATACAAAAGAGGTGTAAATGTAGATGCATCCCACCCAGATTTTACAAAACTAGCATCTTGCTGAAAACCAGAACCCAAATCAAAATAAGTGGTGAAGGTAGTTCCGCTTTTAACTATTCTGAATTTACTTGGAAAACTTACAGCTGGAGAAGTTGATTGATCTGAAACCACATTGTTAACTATTATTTGGGAAGTTACATTTGATTCTGAAATCTTCTTAAAAATTCTTATTCTATTTTGATCAGGAAAACCTATTCCAACTGATATATTATAATAGAATGTAGTTTGTCCTGTTGTTCCAGGATTTAATATTTCAAAATCTATTTCAGAATCCCAATCTCCGGTCATTCCATTATCCCAGTATCTTTGTGCATAAGATGTTGATCCCCCAGTTGTAAAAAGTCTAACACTATTACTTTGATACCAATCACTTCCGCCATTTAAATTATTTGTCCTTGACCAATCTCCTATTCCATCTGTAAAATCCTCAAAAAACAATGGATCAACTGACGATTTCTTTACAAAAAAAACTTACAGCCATAGTACCTCCATTATGTTACAACTTGTTGCCAATAACTAAATTGACCACATTCTGTTCCATCTGCTGTAATTAAATATGTCTCAATAACATTTGAACTTGTTCCAACAGATGCAGAATCAGAATAAATCCTTACTCTTGCAGAAACCATATTTCCATAATCGTCATAAGTAGGATTATCGATATACATATTGTGATGAACAAGACCAAGTGTTCTTCTAACAATTTCATAAATTTCCGTCATATCAGCAGTATCAACATATACATCATCAGTCTTGCCCCAAGGGAAATAAGTTGGGTGCGTAACAATCACATACCAAACACCATTTATATCTGGAGTAAAAGTATATTTGTAATTGCCCCCACCCAACTCCGTAAACCCATTTCCAACTGAAGATTCAACATCAACTCCAGACGGATTATATACATGGACAGTAAATGATGTAGTATCAATGCCAGCAATTAAATTTCCGTTTCCATCAGCTACTGTGAAATGTTCATCAACTGGATGATCTTTAACTCCATGTATCATTTAAGTTTCTCCTTTATTTATGGACCTGGACCTGGACCTGGACCTGGACCACCTTCTAATTCAAATTCTATATTATCACACTCTCCATCATTGAAATTTCTAACAACCGCGTAAAATGGCGCGCTTGCAGGAATGCTGACAATTTCAGATGGAGCAAACCCAGTCAAAATAACAGTATCAAAAACATCTCCATCTCCTTCAACAATATAAACCCACATAGTTTCGCCAAGTGCTGAAAAATTATTTGCAGCCGCATAAATAGTACCGCCATCCGGAAGCTCATTATATTGTACTACAGCTGCATATTCATCGCCTGCAATGTTCAATGCAATATTTTCTTCAAACCAATCAGTTGCTATATGTGCTGGATTGTCAATCGCATCTTGTAATGTTTCATAGCTTCCACATGCGGGGGGAACAACTGATTTCTTAACAGCAAACGTAACTGGCATATTTAAAAGTTCCTCCTTATTACATGTTAATTATATTTTATTATTATAACTTAGAATGGCTGTGGATAGAAAATTGTAAAGTCAGATCTTCTTCCATTAGAATCAAACTGATTAACTGTAACATAAAAATCATCTGTGGCTAAACCAGTTACATAAATTGCCGCAACACCGCCACTTGAAAGTTCGTTAACTGGGTTTGCCATATTTCCATCCCAAAGTGTAATTAAAAATTCATTATCAGATCCATTGTGACTAGTAACAGTTACATCATACCCACCAGAACTTTTTAGTGTATAATGAACAGCACTAATACGATTAGGAGCTACAGTGAATCCAACTGGAAAATACCTTGATTCTCCACCAAGGAAAGGTTGAGAATCATCAGTAAGGGTTAGAATTGGATCCGCCATAGCTGGTCCTGATGTAGAATAATCTTGGATTTCAGTTCCGAATCTAACATTAAATATATCACATTCACTTCCAACTTCTTCATTTTCAATAACAACATACAAAGGAGGATTTAACGATGAGTCTGAAGTCTCAACCCATAACTCAACTGTCCCACCAGTTGTTGATATAGTATCGTATAATCCATCGCCAGTATATGTTGTCACAGTAAAATTATTCGCGTCAGTAGAAGTTACAGTTACAGGATAAAAAGTAAATTCAGCAAATCCTGTAAGACCATCAACGAATGGATAGTATCTTAATGCTCCATAAGATCCTGGCATAATACTGATAGTTTCAACTACATTTGGTGCAGGATATTTAGGTGGAAAATCTTGAGCATCCCCTACATCTAACCACTCTTGACATACCGTTGGCCCCCAGCACAATAAGACACCCGTAACTGTGATTGTACCAGTACCAGGAGAATTTCCTATATATATACTACTGAGTTTAAATGAAGAGGCAAAAAATGAAGCACCAACAGTTAGAACATCTCCTGAACTATATCCTTCTTCTGAAATTAAGAAATCTTCAAATCCACCCGGTTCCTTTTGTTGCATCACTATATCTACTGTTGAAGGTCCCGTGAATAAGATTCTTGCGTATGCAGGTTGATACCCATCATTCCAACTAGATCCAGGTGGAGTGGTTCCCCAAGGAACTAGTTGAATATAATCGTCGCCTCCAGAATTAACTGAAACCCAATTAGGATCAGAATAAGTTCCGACAGTATTAGTTGAATCCCAATATAATTCATCTGTGTAATCAGTACAGTCTAAAGTTTCTGGGTCGATTGGTTCTGGAGCTGAAACTAAAAACTCAATTGACGTTACTGAAAATTCTCCTGAAATACCATTATCCCAATACAAAGCATATAATGGATCAGCAGGAGTAATATTAACATCAAATTCTTGACCAGAGACGTAATCGGTTGTACTTTGAGGTGGTCCATCATCAGGAATAACTCCAAAGTAACCAATGCTAGCAACTCCTGTAAATGTTATTCTAATTTTAGAAATGATCAAATCAGTTGCCCAAGGACCATCTACTTCTAAAGCAAGTTCCCCACCATCAGAGTCATAGCTTGGAGTAAGTGGAAAATAACTACCTACAGCAGCAACCCATGCTTCCCCAAATACTTGCACCCATTCTTCTGTTGGAGTTGTTTGTTGTGGAACTAAAAATGAAATAGGCATTATTTTAAATCTCCTGTAATTTTATTATCTTAAGAAGGTGGGTTGTTTTTCAATAACGTTAATATATCAAAACCCCTTCTATTACATTCACGATTATATCTAAATGATTTTTTTGCTCGTTCTTTTAATTCCTCAAAAAAACCATCTCCTTGCGGTACTTTTTCCGTATTTTGTCTTATAAGATCAGCTAGTTCCTGATCTGTTTTATCTTTTAAAGATTCAGACATATTTTTAATTCCTCCTATTTATCCTACACAAAGTTTACAATCTTCAGGTTTAATCTGAACATATTTTCTATGCATAACAACGATACCAGATATTGCCCAATCATGATCAGGTAATCTTGTTTCAAAAATACACTTTAATCTTAAGCCATGTGTAAGTTCATCTGTATCAGATGAATTAAAAACTTGAAAACCATCCCCTAAGATTTGAATTTTATTAAATGTTCTATTTAACACTAATTCAGTATGAAACATATTATATTGACCTTCGCCTGTTGGATTGGCTCTTAAGTTTTCAAATCTTCCTGTATCACTATTCCAATCAGCATCCCAAAATGCAGGACTTGGGGAAACTGATGGATCTGATGGGGAATCTCTTGTTACAAGACCACCCCCATATGCTAATACATCTTGAGCTAAATCAATTGTTCCTGTTCCAGGTTCTGCAGGAATAATAATAGGACCATATGTTGTAAATGAACTAGATGTTGAATCAATAACCGAAACAACATCGGGAACAATATCAACAGTTATAATATCAAGAAAACACCCTTTCCATGTCAATACAACTTCATGAATCCAGCTTTCATTCTCCAAACTATTAAAATCAACATAAATTGTGTGGCTTGTTTCATCACCAATATTATGAACATGTGATAGATTATTTCCTTTGCCAAATATTGTTGGATCACTTCTATTATCACCTTCACTTGTCCAATGAATTGCAAGTCCATCTTTTCTTGATGTTTGATGAACTCTTAATTTTCCTCCTTTATCACGAAATTCTTCTGAAAGCGAAACAGGTTGAGATTTTGATGGCAACGACTCTCCGCTATGATTAGAAATTATCGTAACAAGGGCAGCAGAACTATCGACTGGCAATTCATCTTTAAACCATATAAAACAATCATTTGGATCAGTATTGATATGTGATAATGCGATTGTTATCTCGGATTCTTGTATTTCATAAGTCAATTTATTTGTATTGACCTTTTTATTAGGAAAATCTCCCGTTATACTAAAAGTATATTTTGTTTCTGCCATTTTAACTTACCCTCCAAAATTCTAATCTAGCTCTTCTTATATATGTTGTATCTCCATTTTCACTTCTGTAATCCAAGTCAAAATCATATGTAGTAGAAGCACTTAAATCAACATATGCAAAACCACTAAAAGGATAATAACTATTTGTATCTTTTGGTTCTATAACTGGAGCAGCTAATGTTGTAGTATTATCTAACTGTACTTGCATGTACATGAAATCAGAAATTGAATCCGTTCTCATTTCACAGTGCCACCCAACTCTATATTTTCCAGTTGTTAAACCACTAACTTGTAATGTTACTTTTTGTTGAAATGTTGTGCTTGTTGTAGTGCTTTCTGCATCACTAGCAGACTGTGCAAATGATGAACCAAAAGTAGGAGTATCTGTTGTTATAGTTACTCTTGCAACACCACTTCCTTGATCTGTTGCTGTAACAGATGCCCCTCTAAAGTCTAATGTTGAATGAGGCGTATTTGCTATATCAACCCCTTCTTCTTGAACATCAATAGTTGAACCAGTGCCTGGAGGACCAGTATCTCCCTTTGGACCAACTGCTGGAGCATCATAAATAACTAATTCTGAGTCAGCAGCAAATAATACTGTATTGCTAGTGCCTTGTGTTTTCATAGCTTGAACTTTTAATTTATCTCCAACTGCTAAATCTAGAATCATAGGAGATGTAGCACTAGCACCATGATTTGCCTGCCTGTTATACATCTGGCCTGTACTACCAGGAACTAAAGCATAACCCGATCCTGTATCTAAAGCAAGACGACATGCAGATTGACTTCTACCACCACCCAATGATGATACTTTATAATGAACAATATATTTCCCCGCTGTAGCTATTGTAACTTCTGCTGATGGGGATGTATGTGTAAAAGCTGATGTTTTTTCTCTTGTATTATTAAGAGGCATATCAGTCCAGCCAGTACCAATTGCCGCAGTACCTGAATAATATAAATCACAATGATGTGGTGTTTTAGAAGTACCTGATGTTCCTGATGACCCGCTAGATCCAGATGTACCGGTATTACCACTACTCCCTGAACTACCAGAAGAACCCGAACTTCCACTTGAACCTGATGATCCCGAAGACCCACTTATTCCTGAGCTACCACTCGACCCTGATGATCCACTTGTTCCGTCTATTCCTGATGTTCCAGAAGAACCGCTTGAACCACTCGATCCTGATGATCCGGAAGTTCCAGACGCCCCACTTGATCCTGAGCTACCAGAGCTTCCTGAAGTTCCATCAGATCCATCTGAACCTGATGTACCACTTGAACCAGACGAACCAGAAGAACCTGACGTTCCATCATTGCCATCTACCCCCGAAGTACCTGATGAACCAGAAGTACCATCTATTCCAGATGTGCCGCTTGATCCGCTTGTACCATCATTTCCATCTATACCTGAAGTACCAGAAGATCCCGAACTGCCTGAAGTGCCATCTTCGCCAGATGTACCCGACGTTCCATCCTCACCACTTGTTCCACTCGAACCGGATGATCCAGATGTTCCTGAAGAACCTGAAGATCCACTTGTTCCATCATCACCATCTACCCCCGAAGTTCCACTTGAACCTGATGACCCGCTTGTACCATCAATACCTGAAGTACCAGAAGAACCCGAACTACCTGAAGTACCATCGTTTCCATCTATACCGGATGTACCACTTGATCCTGAAGTGCCATCATTACCAGATGTACCAGATGACCCACTTGTTCCATCATCACCATCTATTCCTGATGTTCCAGAAGACCCCGAAGTTCCGGAAGAACCACTTGACCCAGAAGTTCCTGTATTACCAGATGTTCCAGAAGATCCCGAAGAACCAGATGTTCCGGAAACTCCATCTGCGCCTGACGTACCAGAAGACCCAGACGTACCGGATGATCCTGAAGTTCCTGAATTACCCGAAGACCCACTTGTGCCAGAACTTCCTGATGACCCCGAAGAACCACTGGAGCCACTTGTGCCACTATTTCCCGAGCTACCTGATGTGCCCGATGTTCCATCTTCACCGCTTGTTCCTGATGATCCGCTAGTTCCATCATCGCCATCTACTCCTGAAGTTCCCGATGTACCACTTGATCCAGATGATCCGGATGAACCGGACGTTCCATCATCTCCTGAAATACCTGATGTACCGCTAGATCCTGATGATCCGGACGTTCCATCATCTCCTGATATACCTGATGTACCACTTGAACCAGATGTTCCATCATTTCCATTTACCCCCGATGTACCGCTAGATCCTGATGATCCGGACGTTCCATCATTACCATCTATTCCTGAAGTTCCGGAAGACCCTGAGCTACCTGATGTGCCCGATGTTCCATCTTCACCACTTGATCCAGATGACCCGGAAGTCCCATCTATTCCTGATGTTCCGGAAGAACCACTACTACCACTTGATCCTGATGTACCACTAGTTCCTGAATCTCCTCCAGGATTGTTATACCAAACACCCGCTGTTGCATCATAAAGAAAAATATCATTTTCAAGTGGATTATTAACATTAAATATAGTTCTATCAGCACCATTTGTAATAGCGTATTGTTCATGATCATCTCTGGATAATCCAGATAATTCACCATGAGATACAGACTCCTCTGTCTTTGTAATAGAATTTCCAAATTCATCAACCACCGTAATCCATCCATTATCAATTGCAGCTTGAACATCTAACGATGCTCGAATATCCTCATCTCGAAATTGATCTTCTAAATCATAATCAACTAAAGGATGGGTATATGAAACACCACCCAAATCTCCGAAAACAATCGGAGATTGGATTCCGGTTGTAGTTATTCTAAATGCCATTTAGATTCTTCTCCTGAAATAAGCTGTCACTAATGGTCTGTCAATACTTGTTCCATTACAATAAAACTGAATTCTATCACCTTCATTAAAATCAGTATCTTTTGTATAGTCATGATTTTCTCTTGCATTTGTAACAGTTAAAGAATCAAGAACTGTCACTGCATCATTTCTTCTAACTTCAATTGTGTATGTTTGTGTTGTGCTTTCTCCTGAAACCCCCATTCCAACTAATGTAGCATTAAATGGAAGAACATAACCATTCAAGTTTGTTGGCACTCCATCATATGAATATAGATATTGGTTAGATGTAGCAACAGAATCACGACTTGCCTCAAATGAAATAATTGATGTTGAAAGAGTTTTACTTCTTTCTTCATCAAAATAAACAACTTCATTTGCTGTTGAATCATAATGAACGCCAGATGCACTTGTACCTGATGTTCCACTAGAACCAGATGTTCCTGATGTTCCAGAGCTACCAGATGTACCATCAACTCCGCTCGTTCCTGACGTGCCTGAGCTACCGCTTGTACCACTACTTCCGGATGTTCCTGAAGTTCCTGATGATCCACTTGTGCCACTTGAACCTGATGTTCCTGATGTACCAGAGCTACCAGATGTTCCGTCAACACCGCTTGTGCCTGAGCTTCCGCTTGTACCACTTGAACCTGATGTTCCAGCAGGACCTTGAACACCACTTGTTCCTGATGAACCTGATGTTCCTGAACTACCACTTGATCCTGATGAACCTGATGTTCCAGCTCCACCCATGAAAATAGGAGTGATTAAATTAGAAGCATTAGTTGTTCCTTCAAAATACAAAGTAACATCAACATTGCTTGTTGAATCTGCATAAACTTCTAATCTTAATCTATCATCTACATCAAAATCAACAGGGCTTCCCTGAACAACATCCCAAATATATTGCTGTGGCGTTGTACTGTTAATATCTGAAGAACTTCCAGTTGCAAGAAGTGTTGTTGCACCGCCTGGTTCTAATTTATAAACATTGAATTTTAGATTGGTAAAACCATCTGCATCACTTACAGATGCATAGAATCTAGCCTCCCAAATACCAGAAGGCATTGCTTCAATTGCAGGATCTCCAACTAAAGTATCCCATGTCGAAATCAACGTTTCGCTTACAACATTTGTAGCTGTAAGTGAAGCTTGTGGTGCCTCTCCTGGATCTCTTGAAAGTAAGAAATTTGTATTTGCGGTTTCATCTTTCAAGAAATAGATTGCGCCTCTTGGAGTTGCTCCAGAAGTTCCTGATGAACCAGATGATCCGCTTGTTCCAGAGCTCCCTGATGTGCCTGATGTTCCAGATGAACCTGATGTTCCATCAATACCACTTGTTCCTGATGTACCACTTGAACCGCTTGTTCCGTCAACACCAGATGTTCCTGATGATCCTGATGTACCACTTGAACCGCTTGTTCCGCTACTACCTGATGTTCCGCTTGTTCCGCTACTACCTGATGTGCCTGATGACCCGGAAGTTCCCGATGAACCACTTGTTCCGTCAACACCAGATGTTCCTGATGTACCACTTGTTCCAGAGCTTCCAGATGAACCTGACGTTCCGGATCCTCCTGTATTAGCAGTGTTATACCAAACACCAGTCGTTGAATCGTAAACTAAAATTTCTTGTTCTGCTGGATTATTAACATCAAGTATAGCTCTTGAGTTTCCATCAGTTCTAACATATTGTAAGTGATCATCTCTTGATAACGCTGATAATTCACTATGCGATACAGCTTCCGTAACATTTGTAATAGAGTTTCCAAAAGCATCAACTACAGTTATGTGACCATTGTCAATTGCAGCTTGAACATCTAAGGATGCTCTAATTTCTTCCTGTGTATATTCAGATTCGAGATCATAACTGTTAGTTGGATGTGGATAACTTCTTCTTCCCAAATCCGAAAATACTACAGGATTTTGGGTACCCGTAGTTGTAAATATAAATGCCATAATTAAAATCTCCTTCTGAAGAATAGAGTAGCATGTGGATAACTAATAGATGTTCCACTACAATAAATCATTATTCTATCTCCAGCACTAAAATCAACATTATTGTTATTACTAAAATTTGAGTATTGATTCGTTATTGTTAAACTATCCTGAGCAATACCACCCCCATTTTTCCTTACTTCTATAGTCCATGTTTGAGTGTTTGATTCGCCTGACATAGAGATACCGATGAGAGTTGAATTCCAAGGAAGGACGAAACCATTTAGGTTGGCAGGAACATCACCTTCAAGTCTAAGATATTGATCTGTTACAGTTGGATGATTTCTTCCAACGCCTTGTTGTATAACTGCAACGCCTAAATTTTTAGTTCTTGTCACATCATAAAAGTAAACATCTCCAGAAGTTGAATCGACATAAATATTAGGAGTTGATCCTGATGTACCTGACGATCCAGAAGAGCCAGAGGTTCCACTCGTACCTGAAGTACCTGATGTACCGCTAGTTCCAGCTGTTCCTGCTATAAATAAATTCCAATATGTTTGCCAGTTTACTCCAACTCCTGGTTCGCTATCTGAAGTCGCACAATGATCAGCAATAGCAATATAAGCATCACCGTTATTTTCTACTAAATCATTTACAACATAACATGTACCATCTGACCAAGGACCTTTCCAATCCAGGCCAGAATCTATAGCTTGTCTGATTATTGTATCTCTAAGCATTTAGTATATTTCCTTATTAATATTCGAAAACGGTAAACCGATAGCATCTCAGGTTATTTATATTTTGTTCTAAATTTGACGACTCTTCGTTTACAAAATTTCAAAACTTTTTAATACATCAATAGCATGTGATTTATTCTTTACCATTGAGGTATATGGAAAGAAATAAACACCACTTGTTTTATTTGAGATTCTATCAAATATAACGTTGTATTGATAAGTAGTTTGCATCCACCCATCCATTTGATCAGCAGCATGACCTCTTGAAATCTTTGATCTTACAATTTCAGCCAAATCTCTCACAACCAATAACCATTTTGTACTATAACCAGCATTCAAAAACTGTGTATCAATACGGTTTAAATCTTGATAACTACCAGCGTGAGGGACGCTACGGCGAAAAATAATTTTATTAATATCTTTAGGAACGATAGCATCGATTGGAATTCTTCCAGCAACAAAATCATCAAGTTGTTGAATGTGTGCATCGGTTCCCCAATAACCACCATGTTCAATCATAAATCTGGTGGTTCCTCTTGTACCTGCTGATTCTGGTCCAAAGACAAAAAGCATCTTTTTTCTCATGTTCATTCTCCTAGCATTTTTATGTTATTCTGTTGTGTGATTTTTAGGGGATGGTGTCATATACACACAACATTTGCTATTTTAGAAGTCGAGCATTCATCTTTATGACCATATTTATAATGACATTCTTTACAAACGCTCCATGCTAAGTCTGGATCTAGAGCAAAAAACGGTTCAAGTTTTTGAGGTCTTTCGTGATGAATATGTTCTGCTTGCTTACCACAATATTGACAAGCATATTGATCTCTTTTTAGAACGAATTCTCTAAATTGTTTATATTCACTATCAGTATAAACTAATGATGCATCATAAAAAATATCAACTTTTAATCTATAAAGAGGACACTCTTTCTTGCATTTTTCTGAACAATAAAAATAACAACCATCATAACCATTTTCAACATGTCTTATTCGATCTGAAAATTGATATTTAGTTGGTGTAAACCATCCGCCTCTCTCTTTTGAATTTTGGCAATTATGATTTTTACAATGAACTTGAATTTCTTTTTCTCCTGGTTTATAAGGGTTGTATCGCATTTCTTCTATTTTAAAAAATATTTTGTATTTATTTTTAACTCTTTCTATACTAAGACGAGCTCCAATCCCCATCTTTCTTCTTAATTTTTTTGAAATTTTTCGTTTCTTATTTCCAATGCTAATTTTTTTCTTCGTTTCGTCATCAAGAGACTTTCCTAAATTGGCCTTTCTTATTTTTTCAATTGTCTCTTTAGTTCTCTTTTGCCCTTTACATGAATTACTTACTCTTTTCTTAACAGCTTCACATAAATTAGTTCGTTTAGAGCAACACTTTTTTCCGTTTTTAAAAATATATTCATATTTTTTTCCGCATCCATAATCACAGTACATTATCAGTCCCTATTAAATCCTTAATTTCTTCTATAACATATTCAGGAGAAATCTCTTTTGTACATTCAAATTGTCTGGGTGTTCCTCCATGCCTTGGACACCACAGCCATTGACCTCTATCGAAATTGTTATTAACATCATTAAAACACCCATGACAAACATTCGTGTTAATTATTCTTTTAATATTAGAAGTAAATTCTGCCCAAGGCATGCTGTAGCCTGAGATCATAACAACAGGTTTTCTTAACGCCCAAGCAACCCAAGAAGGACCTGCGCTAACGCCCATGTGAAATTCAGCATGATAGATATTTGTAATAGTTTCTTTTATAGTTCGATTAGTTCTGTTAATAACATTTTTCAACTTCGTTTCCTCTTTGCTTATAACCATAACTCTATATCCATTATCGTTAAGCCAATCAATAATAGTTTGCCAGCCATTTTCTCTATTAAAAAACTTACACTGAAATGTGCTGAACTCTGAAATCGTTACATATTTTTCATTGACAGTTCTCTCTCCTGGTTTAATAGAAAGTTCAGTAACAATTTCTTTATAATCTACCCCCAATGTATCAAATGCAACTTTCTGTAAAGGTACAGTTCTCCAATCAAATTTATTTTTGTGAATATCACCTTCGTAACAACCTATTGCATATGATGCATACAAATTAGGAATATTAGAACCTGGAGGGACAAATTGAAGATTTGGATATGAATCTCTAAACAAGTCATTCCAAAATGTTGACACAACAACTTCGCATTCGTGCTTCTTTCTAAATTCTTCAACAGCAGGTACCCAGGCAATTGAATCACCAAGAGATTTAGTATCAAAAGAAACAAGGGCACGTTTTCCCTTCAAATCAAATTGATGTTCATAATCTATCTTGCCATTCTTTCTAACTTGGACTAACCAATTTGTAAACCATTTTCTAAATGGTCTAGTCCAATGATTAATCTTTAGAAGCTGTTGATGAACACTTGAATTGTTATCAGGATCTAGAAAATCAATTAGATAGTATGATCTATCATGGGCGTCTCCTTGAATTTCAAGAAAAGGTCCATCAACAAAATGACACCCATAATATGTATCATGCTTAACCTTATAAGGTTTCTTTTTTGCAGTACATTGAATTTCTTCCCCATGACCTCTATTGCCAACGTCACAATGAGTCACTTCGAAATCAAAAGATTCAAGGAATGATTTTAAACTTGCAGGATTATGACCACTAAAATGTGTATTGCCTTCGTGAGATTGTGACCCAAAGATACGATGAACCTCAAACCATTTTTTATCATCAGGAGTATCAAGCCAAATACGAACCTCATGTTCAAGGTTTGGTAGATACATTTGTAATCGACCTTTCGGTCTAAGGACTCTTCGCCATTCATCTAGAACACCATAAACATCATTTATTCCAATGTGCTCGAAAACATGCGAAGTATAAATTTCATCAACAGATTCATCAGGAAAAGGGAGAGCTCCCAAATCGCAACTAAGGTCGACACTACCAGTATTGTTATACCTGTCAATATTAATGTAGCCATCAAGAATTTCATTGCCACACCCCAAATTTAATTTTACACCAACGTCAATATCTTCAATATCATCAGGAACTTGAAATGATTTTTGTTGAAGCAGATCATTGATATATTTCTCTGCCGCCATTGCCGAATTATCCCATGACCAAACTTTTCGAAATAGTCCGGAATATTTTAATGCAGCGTCTCGGTGAAAATTATGATAATGATCATATGCTTGAGTTATCTGAAATCTTAGATGATCAAAGTCTGGTTCCGCCCAAACTCCATAATCATGACCATCCCCTAACATAAATACTTTCTCTGGAGATTTAAACTCTTTAATATCAACTAACAAAGATATATCTTTTGCAAATTCTAATTGACCACTCCAATTTGAGCATATGGTTGGGATACCACACGCAATAGCTTCACTCAGTGGAAGATTCCATCCTTCAGATCTCGAACAGCTTAGAAATATATCTCCTGCTCTCATCCAAGAGACATATTCATTTCTATCTGGAAAATGTAAAACTCTTATCTTATCGCTTTCAAGTCCATAATGCTTTAGACGTTCTTCTGTAGTTTTCATCCCATCTACTGAAAACGGGTTATCAGCAGATATAACAAGAATTGCTTTATCGTCTTCGTTAAATGCTTCAAGAAATGCTTGTACCATCTCTTTTACAGACTTTCGATAATCCCATCTTCCAAAAATCATAAAGATCATATGATCATGAGGTATCTTATACTTCTCACATAAATCCCATCTTATAGATTCTCGCTCATCTCCAATAGCTGGTTTGAAAATGTTTCCATTGACAGCTTCAGGAACAACTTTAACTCTATGCTCGGGATACCCTTGTTCAATTGTGCATTGACGTTGCCATTCAGTAGGACACCAGAATTGATCAAACTGTAAAATACGATTAAAGAATTCCGGAATTTGTTTCGTTGCTTCCCAGACATTATAAGCAATCATTGGAGATTCATATTGATCATAAAAGAAATAATGATGACTTTCATTCAAGACAATATTCACATAAGTTGTATTTGGATCTTTTACAAAAGGTCTTCCGATTTTATAAGGCGGGTCTTGCCAATCCTGTTCAATTATCATATTCATCTGTTCTTCAGTTAAATACGATAAATCATTATGGTAGGTATAATTCCTAATTCTAACTGGAATTAATTTATTTAGATTTGTAAAGAAATTTTTTGAATGGTTGTTATATCCTGTGTGGCCAATAAAAGACGTATGACCAATAACTTGAGTATTCATTTACAGTCCTTTCACAATTCTGATATTTACATTTTGTTCTTAAACTTGATTTTTAAAACTAATGCCTAATCTATGTTTGTACCAAGCACCCCAACCAAAAACCACAACTCCATAATACATTGATTCTCTTTTCCATTTTGGAACTTCTAATACTTCCATTCCTTCTAAGAAAATTTGGTCTGATCTAAGTTTGGGATAACATGCAGTTTCATAACAGTAATCATGTATCACAGATGCTTTACCATATTTACCATTGGGAGGAATTAACCAGTGTAAAAAAGTTGGGGTGCTTGCAAAATCAGTAACGAAGCCTTTCGGAACAACTATAATTTCATCGCTGGGATAATCTCCAACGTGATATTCAAATCCTTCTAAAAGTCTGTAGAATTTACTATTTCCAATCTGCTCAGTAACAAGTTCAGTTGTAAATTCACTCATTATGGTAGTGTCCCGTCTTTATGCCAATCGCGTATTTGTTGTCTTAAGTCTTCTAAGTCTGATGCTCTTTCTTTTGTAATTTGATCAGATAACGCATCGAATTTTTTATCTAAATGTTTTTCAATTATTTGATCGCTATCTGAAACTGCCCTAACTATAAAATAACCACCTGTTGCTATCGTAACAATCAGCCCTATAGAAATAAGCAATTTTGTAAGTTTTCCTTTTATAGACCTGAGTTCTCCCATTACATCATTAGAAGTTACTGAAACAACCTGAGAACATGCATCTATATTTTTTGCCGAATCTCTGGCATGTTCTTTTAAGGCCTGCTTTAGATCTTCAATCGGCAAATTTTTTATTTGATTGACTAGTTCTAGTTGTTGAACAACAAGCTGTCTTGTAGTTTCCTCATTTTTATCAGATGATGCTTTTAAAGTCTCAAACAACTTAACTAGAATCTCGATATTATCTGTCATATTAAAAAACCTCTGAACTAGATTTTGCTGACATGAACTCTATCTCTTGATTTATTAAATCTAATGCTCTATCTCTTTCAATATTTTTTTCTATCATTTCTTTTTTCCAAGATTTAATTCTATTTTCTAGTTGATTGAAAACTTCTGTTTCTTTCTCTTTTATCATTCTTTCTGCCATTACTTTATGTGTTATATCAATTGCAACAACATTTGCACCAATAACATTTTTCTGATCATCTTCTATAAACCTAGCAGTTAGCATAATCCATATAGATGAACCGTCTTTCCTTATAGCTTCATATTCTGTAGCATCCTCTATATATTCACCTCTTTTTAGTTTTTCTATTCTATTAAGAAATTTCTTCGATCCCTCTTCTGTCAAAAATTCAAAAGGACTCATTTCCAACAATTCTTTTTTAGTGTAACCGCTTTGTTTACAAACAACATCATTGACATAAGAAAATTTCATATTTCGAAAATCTATTTCGTAAACTCCAGCGCCTGTAGCTTCAACTAGTTGTTTATATCTAATTTCATTTTCAAGTATTTTTTCCTGCATGTAAACTTGTTCTGTTATATTTTCGAATGATAAAACTAAATCGTTCGATGCCGTTCTGTGGCCATGAATTTTGAAATACCCTTTTGGAATTCTATGATCTTCATATTCAATACACATACTAAAAGGAATGCCTTCTTTTAATGTTTTTAGATAAGTCTCTTTCAACTCATCAGAAACACCGGGAAATGCTTCCTGTAAAGTTTTGTATAATAGCTTCGAATTATCTAGATTCAAAATATCATCAGCCGAAGGGTTATAATCTACTAAAATAATTTCATTGTCTATTAACTTAAATATATTATAACCAAGAGGTGAAGTCCTTATAATGTCTTTATACATATTTTCAGCATTTGCTCTTTCGATTGCATACTTAATTGACCTTACAAGGATAGATGGAGAAATTTCAGGTTTGACTAAATAATCTTGTGCACCCTTTTTAACACATTCACAAGCAATATCTTCATATGCTGAAATAATAACAATTGGTATATCAGGACATGTTTCTTTAACCCTTTTAAACGTACCGACTCCATGACTATTTGGTAATATCAAATCAAGCAAAATAGCATGGACTTTATCCTCTAGTTCTGTAGAACAGTTATTTTTAAGATATTCTATTCCGCTTTCTAATGTCGTTTTAGATATGACATTAAATTTTGTATTTTTAGACTTTTCCAAAAAATGACTTATTAAAGTAAAAAGCTGTTCGTCATCTTCAATGTATAGAAGATTTAATGTTTCCTCGTTTATGCTCATTTTTAAACCTCAATATCAGGATTGTTTTTTTCTAATGTCAAAATAACAAATCTCTTTGAAAAAGCTATAGATGTGATTAGAACATTTTCTATAGATTCTTCATAATCTACTAGTTCTAATTTAACTTCCAGAATAAAAGCTACTGATAGTTCATTCTCCAACTTAACAATTGTTATACGAGGGGGAAAGATAGAGGGAAGTTTTCCTCTATTTCTTAATTCTTGTATTATGTCATTAACATCTTCAGTTAACCGCTCTGCTTTCTCCTGACTAGGAGGTTGAAATTGAAAGGATTCAATGTGTTTTTTTATAGCAGGATACAAATCATTTTGAAGAGTAGCTGAATAATCATTGAGCGTTGGTCTCTCAGATTGTCGTGAGATAGCCACAGAGGGGAATGTAAGTAATATAATAAAAAATAAAACTATAGTAATTATTTTTTTCAAATCCTTTCTCCCCCATTTTTAGCGAATTATCTTCCTTTATATTTTGTTCTAAGAATGAGTAAAATTAGTTTTATACTAATCATTATAAAAAATAAATTCTATATATATTAATAAGTGAAATGAAAACCTTCTTTCATTTCCTCCTTAACCACCCGGACCCGATGTCCTAACTCATCGGGCCCGGGAAATAATCTTAAATACATTTTTTATCTATTACATAAGGGGGTCGTATGACATCATTATTTGGGATAACATTGTGGTTTGCTATTATTTACATATTCTTCTTCATGGATAATGACGACGAAAAACCCCCCAAGAGTAAAACCAAAACGATTTATCATGATTACGAGATCATCGACGGGGTTGTCGTTTACAAGAAGGGGATTGATATTACGATTTAGGTAGCATAGCTTAACGCATGACGCTACCGCCCGCTCTGGCATATGGCGGGATTAGTAATATGCCACTCGCCCTGGCATGCGGCGGGCCCTGCGGGGACAGTTGTGTGCTATTCTCTTGCCACCGCTCTAGCATACGGCGGGAAGATGTATGCTGCTGTGTTGTGTTTCCATTGTTGTACTCCTGAAAAGGGGGGTGCTCGGGTTCACTTGTGGATCTGGCACCCCTTTTTTTAGTGCACATTTTTATAAGCAGGGTCCGGAGTTTTATTGTCTTTGTCAATTCTTATCTTAACTTTGACTGGTTTGGTTGAACCTTTCAACTGATTAAGATATGTCTCGTCTTCAGGTTTTGGATTGGACCCCTGACCATAAACTGTTGCGCTCGCATCTTCAGTGTTTGGAGAAAATTGAATGTTTCGTTCATCGTCAGGATCAACCTGTACTTCTACTTCCCCTTCACCTTCAGGGGGTTCTTTTAAGATCACACGTTTCCCTTCCAAATTCCAATTGCGTTGCGGTTGTTCAAGATCCTTATTCTGAGTATAATCAAGAGTTATTTCCTCACCTGGTTCAATATCTTTTTCGGCATAAGTTTTAAACGAAAGATCTTTTTCTTTAACTGATTTCGCTGATGGTTTCGGAGAATGATTTAGATACCTTCCAAATTCAGTAATATCATAATTTGGATTAAAATGAGTATTTATAAAATCTCCTTTACGAAAAGGTTTTGTTGCAAACACTCCTTGACCATGGATAGGAGAAGGTCTCAAAACGTAATTGTTCATTAATGATTTACTTTGTAATTCAGAAAGATATCTATTTATTGTTTCCATTTTATTGTCCTATTTTTATTTTTTGTTCTAAGTTCTATATATATTAATGATTGAATAGAAGGAAACATTTGTCAACTCAATATGGGAGGAAATAATCATGATGCAAACTACATGGAAAGAATACATCGTTGCTTTGGCGAAAACCCTTTGGGAAAATAGACCTAGATTTAAACTTCAAAGTTTTGATGATCAATCGTACCACCCGAAATGTTTTATGTGCAACGAAGGTCCTGAAGTTTGCCCGGGGTGCCAGTATAGGACTTGGACACTTGCGGGTGAAACCAAACCCCCATGTCAGAAAGGAGACTATTGACATGTCGGATGAAGATCCCAAACCGAGACCATGTCCAGAATGTGGCGGCGAACCGTGGGAAGTCGGCGGAAGCGGCTGCGAGACATGCGGTGGCGATGGATGGGTTGAGGATTAATTAACCTGTCCATCAAAAATCAAGAAGTTACAATGGGTGCGACGATCAAGCACCCATTTTTTTAGGAAATAAAAATGGACATAAAAGAAGCTCTGAAAAAAGGAAGAAAGAGATGTGAAGGTTGTAATATGAGGGGTATATGTGTAATAAAATCCGCTGACCTTGAGCATATATGTCCTTGTTTAGAATGTGTTGTTTTGGTTATGTGCAATAAAGGTTGTAATGAATTTGACAAAATATCCAAACTTGCAAACGCGATCCTAAATCAAAAACTTGGAGAGAGTATAAAAAAGTAAAACTTAAAAAATATTTTACTATATATATTAATATCTAATATGAGAGAATTGTTCACCTTTTCCTTGGGAGGATATTATGAACAACGATGATTATATTAATGCAGTATTCAGAATGATTATGATATACTTTCTGATTAATTTCGTGTTTGGTCTGTTAAATTATGGGCGTCTTTACTATCGATTCAAAAAAGCTAATAGTAGAAACAATCAAACATGGAAAAAAGCTGCAAAGGCATTTGGTGTTCGTGCTGGAAAACTGAAGAAAATGAGCAAGGACGAAATCAAAAATCGTTATCGTGAGATGGCAAAGAAGGTTCATCCTGATCATGGAGGCAATTCAGAAGAGTTCAGAAAGGTCCATGAAGCATATAAATTCGTCTATGATCAAGCAGCATAATCCCACACGAAAGGGTGGGGAAATGACATCTACGGATGTCATTTTTTGAATCCTCCCAATAATTTTTTTAGTTTAATGAAGTGAATGAATAGACGGGCAATCTTAAAAGGATGGAATCCCTATGGGATTTCATCCTAGATCATATATATAGTTTGGTATATTTTTTGGTTTCTATATATATTAATTGTAAATATCAACTGAAACATTTATGGGAGGAAATCATGGATGAGTTCATCGACAAAACACTTGAATGGATCATGATCCGAGTTGTGGGTGTATTCTCTGGGTGTATCGTACTTGGAGTTATGTATGGATGCATCCGCTTGGTTGAAGTTTTAAATTAACTATGGGAGGAAGAATGACAAGAGAAGAGATTTTCAAAAGTGGGTGTATGTTTGCATTAGCGTTCTCAGAGATGTATAGAGGAAATTATGGGAGTACGCTTCATGCAATTTGTATTCGTCATAACAAACGAATAGCAAATGCTTACCCAACTCTTGTAAAAACGAAACCGATGTTCATTGTCCAGGTTAGAGAAACCGATGGAAGAAAAACCGAGCACCGTTTCCCTTATCATTATTTCAAAAAGGCATGTGAGACTTTTAGACAATATGCCTTGATGTTGAAGGGTAGAGGGACACTGGAAATTCCAGGAACGGAGGATACCATATGAATAACAAATCGGTATTCAAAAATGGAATCTTCAAGGCATTGAAAGATGCTGAGATTCTATCGGGAAGAAAAGGAAGTCCTCTATACATGGAAATGATAAAGCATGATAGAAGGATCATTGCTGCATACCCAGAATACAATGGCGTAGAGCATGTCTTCATCGTAAAGTTTCAGACAAATGGACATGTAAAACACAGATCGTTTCCATATCACAAGTTCATTCGTGGATGCGAAATAGTCCGTGAAGAAATATTCAAAACGCGCTCCTAATATTAATATGGGGAGCGGTTTTGGGGGCGGGTCGCCGCCCTTTTTTAATCTTGGATATTTTTTTTGTCTATATATATTAATACATGAATGAAAAGAATTATTTACCTGCCGAAATCTATGAAACCCTATTAGAAAGGGGGACAAGATGAAGAAAATTTTTATGATGATATTCATAGCAATCGTTCTGTACACTGGGCATGTAATGGTAATGGAGGCTGGTCATCTTGGAAGCGCCCTGGCAGACCATAGCCGTTATGAAATTTCAGAAACTTCACGATAGTACTGCAGCACCTCCTCCCAAAAGGGGCTATTCCATAGGGGAATAGTCCTTTTTTGATTTCATTTTTTTGCCAACTTCTATATATATTAATGATTGAAGATAACCATTTATTTTGTGGAGGGATCATGAAAGTCATGATTAAAGCTGTGGTTGAAGTGTTGGTTAACGACTGGCCGTTGCTGATGCCTGCTTCGGTCATTACTTTCCTCATCTTCTTTACTTAACGGGAGGTCCATATGAAGTATCAGATTGTATTTCTGAAGAATCGGACGGAGTGGTTGGATACCGAGCATCTTCCTACGCTTTCAGCTTGTATGAAAGCGGCAGAGGAAAATACTCGGAATGCCTCGAACTTCATCATCTACGATGGGGATCCGGTGTATCCGATCCTTGGCGAAGTCCTGCCCAATGGTCATATTGATTGGGTTCGCGCACACTAATTACAACGGGGGATAGAGAGGAGTCTATCCCCCGCTAAGAACAAACACCAATTATTTTTATGGAAAGGAAGAGAGATGAACATTCACGTTATGGAAGGGAGAACATTCGATCTTACCAATTTTCCAAAGGAAGATGAATTTGAGAGATTTTGGCATGCAATAGCTCCAAAGTTTTCATCTTCGAAATCAGCTGCCAAGGCTGCCGCAAAAGTTGCATGGAAGCAGGCAATCTGCGAATATGCATCCACTAAAAAATTCCGTGTCTACTGGAACACAAAAGATTCAGAAGGAAATCAAGAGTTCACTGACGTTGAAGGACTTGATATTGTGGATGCATGTCGTCGTGCCGGTATCGGCGGCGGGGCAGCTCAAGCAATCGATTACTATCAACCCTTGTGAGAGGAGAATGTCAACAATGAAGAAAACTTACTTGATTCAACGATTGACAAAACCAGTAGCTGATCGCCGTGTTAACCCCTTTGTTTTCGGTGGTGGGATTAAGAATGGCGGTCTTAGCGATGAGGCCATGGATCTTATTAGTAGCATTTTCAGCTTCGACTATATGGGCGCCGCAGAGTATGAATTCGGTGCCGTACCCGAAGCGTTTCAGAAGATTGGAAAGAATCTGAAACACATGACCACAGCCACTACAACTGTCAAGGGAAAGAATGGCGATGTTCCAGTCTATATCATTGCCCACGAAGAATGGATGTCGGACATTAAGGTTATGATCAACCTTTTCGCCACCAACCCTTATGGAAAACAAACCCCTCACATCAAGCGGGGTGTTCGTCTCGAACAACAAATCAACGACCCAAGTGAATACACCAAGGACCAAGTGGGGTGGTTCGAACTGGACAATGGATTCTTCTTCTTCATCGATGAGAAGATGTTCCAAGACACAGCACGCCTATTGGGTGTTAAAATTTAGAGAAGGAGAGAAATGAAAACGATCACAATCCAAAATGAGGATGAGCTGAAGAAAGCTCTTGGAATCGTCCTTGACCTTGCACAACAGAACGCTCTGGACGAAGACGATATATCGATCAAAAACTACGAACCTCTACATGAGGAGGCAAAAACCCAAGGGAAAAGTATTGAAGTCGTAGATAATTTCATTCGCTTCCTCAACGAATAGGAGATAGTATGGATTCGCCATGGATCACAATTTTGATATTGGCAATCATCCTGATCATTTCAATAATGCTTGCAACCAGCAAAAACAAGAAGTGCCAAAAGCAGGGTGAACGTCCTTTCGTTTGGGGATACCTTCAGGGTTACGCATCGATTATTACAGCAATATTAGCATTATCTGTCAATGTTCTATTCCTGACAATGGGAATTGTTGATGGTGAAATGTGGGCGTATGCCACCTACGCTTTTATCATGGGGTTCCTTGGATACCTTGTTATTCAAAGAAATCGGTGGGCGTTCCTGATCAAAACTTTTCTCAGCGGCAATCTAATCCTTTGGGTTATCAACGGAATCTATCTATACAACCGTTGGCACGAAATGGCAGCAATCGAAACAAAGGTTGAAATAGTATCCGATAAACCAGATTATCAAATATGAAAGGGGGGATGGTTGCTCAATTACTGTGAGGGATGTGGGCACATGTTAAAACTAGATGAATTTAAACAGGCGATGATACTGAGATCATTAAGGCTTCCTGGTCTGATAAGTCCAGATATGATGCTCCGTAGCAATGACTACATAATGCTTTTAAGTCATTGTCCTGCATGTAAAGGAAAGAGTGCCCCAAATGCATCCTTTAAACTATTCAGAAAGAAGATAGGAGGACTGGTCATTGAGTGATATTGAATATCTAGAAGCGGCAAGAGAATATCGTAGGGAAGAGCAACGAACCAAATGTCCCGACTGTGGTGTATCGTTTGGTCTACATCATGTTGATTGCCCATTAAAGGAGGATGAGTCCAATGTTCCCGTCCTTGATAACGAAGGAGTATGATCAATTTTGGGTCCCGTTAAGTGTTGTAAAAAGTCTCATTTTGAGCGATGAGGAACTTCCAATCGAAGGATGGAAATTCAGTCGTGATAAATGGGGTGCAGCAATCACAATGGCAGGACAGGTACTGGTTCGTCCGGAGCCAATAGTTTGCAAATGTGGAGCATCTTATGATCCTTTCGATGTTCGACATGTAGCAGAGAAACACCCAAACATGATTTGCTCATTATGTCACGATCAAGGAGTTACAACGAGAATTCGTGACTTGGCAATTCATCCTGTTTGATCTAAAGGGATGGACTCTCAGAAATGAGGGTCCATCCCAAAATTATCACTCCCCTTCTTCTTTTTTGTTTAGTTTAGTTTTAAGATCTTGAACTTCACGTTCTAATCCTTCAGCAAACTTTGTTATTTTGTCTTTGTTGTTTTTGTAGACGAACATCATAACTCCTGCGCCTAAAACAACTCCTAATAAAAACCATACAAATCCCATAGCAAATTCTCCTTTTTATTTATTGGATTTCATCATTTATTTGTTCCAAATCAAATTAGATATATTCTCAAGTTCTATATATATTAATACATGAAGCAAGAGAATACAACTTTTATGTTTCACAAATATAGGAGGAAATCATGAAAGAATTTACAGCGCAGGTCAAAACGGCATGGCGAGGAACTCTTGAGCAGGAATTCGATACAGTTGATGAAGCAAAAGCATGGTGTAAGTCAATGCATCATATGGTGAATTCAACTGGTTGTTTCGAAATCCATCACTCCATTGGTGAGTTGTATTATCTCCACGGTATCTATCATCCCAATGGAATAATCTGGCAAAAACGTGAACTCATATTCAACCTTCGGGTTGCGGCATAAGGAGAATTGACATGAACGATGAACAAAAACGACAAGAGATGAAGACAATCGAGATGTTTATGAAAGTTAAAAACCAAGACTACTATTACCAGCGTGGATTCGGCATGAACCAGGACAAACGCAATATATCAGTAAAAGTCGTGGACGAAAGGAGCTGATAATGTATCAGGTAGAAGGTTCAAGTCCAAGCAGGAGAAGTGTGAAGAAGCAACGGGAAGAGATAAACCAGATCATATCCCTTATTGTTGAGCAATACTCCGGTAAGGAATTTGAATTCAAAGATCTTCTCGAAGCATTCTACGGCCCCAACCCTTCTCAAAAGAATTTGAGAAGAATGAGAAACCTCCTTCATCGAACTATGGTGAAGGAAAGGGGAATCGTAGAAAAGGTTGGGGAGAGGAAAAGCGAAAATGGAGGTGCTAACATTGCAATATACAAGATCAAAGATGCATCTCCAGCAGTTCCTTCTGTATCTCCAAAATTTCCTGAAAGTGCAGATAACGTAACCACTTCTGAAATTGGCGAGTCTCTTGTAAGATACATCGAGGAGATCAAGGAGGAGAATGAGATCCTCAAGAGACAGAACGAAAACCTTCAATCTGAAAATTATCAACTACGTCAACGAGTTGATAATCTGAACAAAAGGTTGGCATCCACGGCAGGATCTCCCGTTAGCATTAAACAGCTAATGGGTTGATCACCAGGCAGGGGCACCCATAGAGAAATCTGTGGGTGCCCTAAACCTTTTAAATTTTTTTAGTTAAAAAGGAAAAATAAAATGGCAACAAAACCCAAAGATTTTGACAGGTGCCCCAAATGTAATAAACTGACAGAAAGTGGACTTAGACAAACAGCTGAATATGCTAAGGAACATCCCATATGGGATACTGATATGACTAAACCACTTCCTGAACTCATTGAAGAAATTCGTAGGAGTATTGCATATCTAAGGGGAAATCTTTATGATATTGGAAGAGCATATCCAATGTGGGATCAACAACTAGAAGATGTTCGTGGTCTTCTTACATGTGGTCTTGTCACTCTTAACAGAACAAGAAAAGAAATGACAGACCATGAAAAACGAAAACAAGAGAGGGAAAATGAGCAAACAAAGGACAGGTGAACTTCTCATTGGTCTTTCCATTATAGCGTTTTTTATAACAATATTCTTTTGGATTCTATCCAATTACTCAAAAAGTCAGATGCCATTGCCAAGTCAAATCATTCATAATACTCAAGATAATGAAATCAAAGATATCACCAAAAGTTTTGATCTTTTATGCCCCTATAATCTCGCAAGATCTGATGACCTTCATTTAGATACAAAGGTTCACATTGATTGTATTAAGGATCAATTTGAAGGGTTTCATTACTATGTAACACATGAAAAATATATTCGAGATACATTAGGCGATGAAAAAATTAATGATATAGCATCTAAATGTGTCTTCGGAGACGTTTTGGATTGGGATATGCTAAAAGGAAAACTTCAATTTCATATAAAATGGGAACAGGATTAATTATGAGTGAAATGATCAAGGAACTTATCAATGACCTTGACATTGATTGGGACAATGTTAAGTCATTTAAACTCAATTGGGAAACTCATGAATTGGGTGGTACAACAACTGGTGGATACTTCACAGATATATTCCCAAATCTAGAGATCCTATTCAAGTAATTTTAGGGGTCTCCATTTGGAGACCCCACCATATTTTTTTGGTCAGTCAGGACTCCAAACGCTAGAATGCTCATATTCAGTTGGTTCTATTTCTTCAAA